GAGTACCAACTGTTGAATCAAAACCAAAGAAGTCAAGACAAGGAAGAGGAAAGCACAGTAAGTACTCTGCTACGAGTCGTAACGGGGCAAAGAAGAGATACAGAGGTCAAGGCAAGTGAACTGTTGGCACTGTGACACTGAGTTGATCTGGGGAGGAGATCACGAACTTGAAGAAGAGTTCTATGGTAAAGATCATGTCTATGACTTTGTATCCAACCTATCTTGTCCAAAATGTAAATCTTACGTTGAAGTTTATCATCACATCTAAATGTCTACACTAATTGCAAATCTACCCTCTTATGAAGTATGGGTAAGAAAAGAATATCTAACCGACCATAAGAGTGGTCATGGTGAGTTTGTAAAAGGAGTATGGGTTGCGGCCAAAAGTATACCTGGTCGTGCCTTTTACTTTGAAACATATTTACCAGAATATGCTGCAATGTTCGATAAATTGCCTATCTCTGCCTTCACAACCGATCCTGAGATACCTACACCTGACATGACATTACATAACCTACAATTTTGGAATTGTATGGATTACGGGGTCGTAGCGGTGCAGAAGCAATTTATAGGTTCCATGCACTATGAGGTCTATACAAGAGACTATGGAACACAAACAGGTACATATATTTGCACTTTAGACAACTATCATGAGAGTGTAGACGCAATTGACTACTCTACGAGTGAACAGCCTGCAGAACATAAGAGTCATAATCTCTTAGAATTGGATAACGGACAGTTTTGTCTCTATCCAAACAACAGAATGAGGATATATGACAACAGTATCACTCCTGAGACACCTAAGAATCCTGATTTTAAGGTATCAACCGTGTATTATCAGGTGGAAAACGGCCATGATCGTGATGGATTGGGTTCTGAAGAGAATTATTTCTGGAAAACAGCAAAAGAAAGGAAAGAAAGACTTCCATTTGAACCAGAAGAGGAGGTAAATATTAATATCGAACCAGAATTAGGGTAATGTAAAAAAAAAAATTTATTATGACTTATATAATTAATGTGCCTAAGTTATTCCTTAATAAAGACTTTATAGGAGTATGGGATAATGTTTTAGACGATGATTTTTGCAGTGAAATCATAAAAATTGTTGATGAATCAACTCAACTTCGTCATAGAACTCATACTTATGTTGTAGACTCACAAGTAGATATTGGAGCATTTAATCCTTTGATTGCTAATCATATCATGTGTGCAGTGAGAGTTTGTTTACAGCAATATCTTGATTGGTTTCCCTTTTTAAAGAATTTTAATTTTCATAGCACCACTTGTTTGTTACAAAAAACAATCCCTACTGAGGGATATCATGGATGGCACTCTGAATCAAATACTATTGCCACTGCAAATAGAACGTTAGTTTGGTCTGTATATTTTAATAATTTAGAAGAAAGTGGTGAAACAGAATTTTTATACCAAAAACTAAAACTAAACCCAAAAGCAGGTAGAGTATTAATTTTTCCTGGTTCTTTTACTCATTTACATCGAGGTAATCCACCATATCAAGCAAAATATATTGCTACTGGTTGGTTAGCCAGTGATGATAGGGGTTCCTCGACCTGCCTCATTTAGTATAAATAAATTATTATGGAGGAAAAATGGTGATCAAAGTTGATAAATCAGATGAATTTGTTAAATCTGGACGAAAATTGATCAGTGAATATGATGCTGATGCCTATTTTGAAGAAAAAGAAGATGAAAAACCTCAATTTTTAAAAGAGGATCAATAAATATACCTATATCTTAAAAACCCTTATAGATATATTAGGAAAAATATATCAAATTGAATGGTAGTTAAAATTTCTCGTGCATTTAAAGACATTAGTTTGTCATTTAACCGTCATCCTGTCACAAATGATGTGACTGTGTTGAGAAATGAGGATGCAATTAAGAAATCAGTAGTTAATTTATGCCGAACACGTATAAATGAGAGATTTTTTAATGACTTATTGGGTACATCAATCGAGGATTCTCTATTTGAAACAAATTTAAACGATATTTCTTCATTTATTCAGAGAGAAATTGAGACTTTAATCAAAAATTTTGAACCAAGAGTATTATTGAGAAACGTTATTGTTGAATCTTTAATAGATTCCTATGAATTACAGATAAGAATTGAGTATGAAATTGTAGGACTACCATTTCCGACACAAAATATCGAATTTTTACTTCAACCGACTAGAATATAATGCCATTTTCACAGTTTACTAATCTTGATTTTAATAGTTTAAGAAATCAAATTAAAGATTATCTAAGATCAAATTCAAATTTTACTGATTTTGACTTTGAAGGATCTAATTTTTCAATTTTAATAGACACTTTAGCTTATAATTCATATATTAATGCTTATAATACAAGCATGGCTGTCAATGAATCTTTTATTGATAGTGCTACTGTACGTGAAAATGTCGTTTCTTTAGCAAGAAATATTGGTTATGTACCAAGATCAAGTAAATCTGCAACTGCAATTATTAGTTTTAGTGTCAATACAACCGCAAGCAGTGTTATCCTAAACAAAGGAGTGGTTGCATTAGGTGCAGTTCAAGGTGGAAATTATGTATTTTCCATACCTGATGATATTACAGGAACTACAAATAGTAATGGAGTTGCTATTTTTGAAAATATTCCCATTTATGAAGGCAATTTTCTGACAAAAACTTTTGCAGATATTGATAATTCTCAACAGCAAAAATTTATTTTACCAAATTCAAATATTGACACGTCTTCAATTCGTGTAGAGGTTAAAAACAGTCAATCATATATTAATCCTGTTACTCAAACCCTTGAAACTCAAAAAGTAACAGAAAAATACAATGCATACACAAATATTTTTGATGTTAATTCTGAATCAAGATTATTTTTAGTTCAAGAAATTAATGATGAAAAATATCAGATTCTTTTCGGAGATGGCGTTTTAGGAAAAAAACCATCTAATAACTCAGATATTACAATTACTTACATAACCACGAATGGAGAAAATGGAAATGGTGCTGCAAATTTCACTTTTGCTGGAAAACTAACAGATAGTAATGGTTCTGCTGTTACAAGTGGCATATCGCTTCTATCGACCATACAGAGGTCTGAAAACGGTGATTCGATAGAATCTATAGATAACGTTAAATACCTTGCTCCAAGAGTCTATGCATCACAATATAGAGCAGTTACACCAAATGACTATCAAAGTTTGATACCGTTTTTATATCCAAATATAGATTCTGTTTCTGCTTATGGTGGAGAAGAACTTGATCCACCAGAATATGGAAAAGTTTTTATCACTGTAAAACCAAAATATGGTGAATTTATATCTGATATCACTAAAGATTTAATTAAGAACGACTTAAAAAAATATACGGTAGCTGGAATTAAACAAGAATTTCTTGATTTAAAATATCTGTATGTTGAATTTAACTCAACCGTTTCATATGATTCTGGATTTGTTGATGATAAATTAAATTTGCAATCCAGAATAATAGCAGAAATTGAAAATTACGCAAAATCAGCTGATATCAATTCTTTTGGTGGAAGATTAAAATATAGTAAATTATTGTCTCAAATTGATAAAGTCGATACTGGAATCACCTCAAATATCACTACCCTTGTAATGAGAAGAAATTTAGTCCCTTTAATTAATCAAATTGCAACTTATGAAATTTGTTATGGAAATAGATTTCACATGGATTTGGAGGGATTTAATATTCGTTCCTCTGCGTTTAGAATTGATGGAGTTGATGGTGATCTATATTTAACAGATTTACCTAATAATGACCAATCGACAGGAGTTATCAAATTTTTCACATTTATTGATGGGGTCATAAAATATGTTAATAATAATGCAGGTACCGTTGATTACATTAAGGGTGAAGTAATATTATTTCCACTAACACTTACATCAACAACTCTTTCAAATAGAATTGAAATTGAAATTACCCCAGAATCTAATGATATTGTTGCAAAAGAGAATCTTTATATTGTGCTAGATACTACAGGAAATAGTAAATTAACTTTACTGGAAGATGTTCTTGTTTCTGGATCAAATATATCAGGAACTAATTATATGCCACCATCCAGTTTTATTAGTAACAAAAAATATACAAGATAACAGATGTCTGATAAAAAAGTAAAAATTTCGAATATTTTAGGTAGTCAAATACCAGATTTTATACAGGCTGACAATCCCCTTTTTATGGAATTTTTGACTCAATACTATGAGTCAGAAGAGCGTGAATACGGGACAACTTACATATCTGATAATATTCAATCTTTTAAAAATATATCAACTCTTTCTGATATTTCTTTAGTCAAAAAACAAACAGTTAATGCACCAGAAACTTTAAGTCCAGAATCACCAATTAAATTATCATCTTTAATATACGCATATGATGATGTAATTAATGTAAATGAAACAACAGGATTTCCAGATAGGTATGGTTTATTAAAAATTGATGAAGAAATTATAACATATACTGGGAAAACTGCAACTTCATTTACAGGATGCATTCGTGGGTTTAGTGGTATATCTGAAATTGAAAGTCCTGGTAATCCTGAATTTTTAACATTTAGCAATACAAATGCTTCTGCTCATGCAGAAAGTTCGATAGTAATAAATTTAAGTTTTATTTTTCTAAATAAATTTTACAAAAAATTTAGATATCACTTTTTGCCTGGTTTAGAAGGAAGAAGTTTTGATTATGGGTTGAATGTAGAAAGTATTTTATCAAGAGCAAGAGATTTTTACGTTTCAAAAGGAACAGATACATCATTAAAAATACTTTTTCAAGTTTTATTTGGAGA